TCCTGCTGCTGTTGTAGCTGAAACTTTAGCCTCTCTCGATTCTGTAGCCACGAGTGATATTTCCTTGTCTACAGCTACTGTGAGCTATTCCACTGGGTTCATGAAAGTATTTCTCCGTATGATGTAAGGAGAAACTAAGGGGGAGCGGATTTTCCTCCGTAATTCGTTCCCCCTACTTTGATGGAACAAAAGGATTTAAATTATGAATGAACAAACGTATCAAGATACTCAACTCGAATCTAGTGACCGTTTGGCGGAAATTTTACCGGATGATTTTAATCGAAAATTACGTCGGGAATTGGCTGAGGAAACCGTTCGAGCTGAAATGGCGCAAATGGAAGCAGCGGGTCGAGTACTTCAATTAACTGATGAAGAGATTCGTCTTCTTTATTCTTTTCGTCGATTTAAGTCAAATGTCAAAAAGATAGGAGAAGTCTTTAGATGGCAGACGACTCCTACGGATGCCTCTGATAGCCCTTTAGAGTTAAATACACAAGGAGATAATCATGGTTTATGACAATTCAGTCTACTCTGGAGTTAAGAATCTTGCTGAAAAGCTTATAGAGAGTAATTTCAAACAGACAACGAAATTTCTTAGTCGAACACTTCGAGTAAGAGTAGTTAAGATGCCGCATGGAAATGTAAGGACAGGAATTAGTCTCCGCGTTTCCTTAGGCTGTCCTAATTATGCTGAACGAAACTTTCTTAAGAACTATAAGGGAACCTTTCCTGTAACTATTGGAAAACAATGAAAACTCTAATTGGTATTAACACCCTAAGCACTATTGATAGTCAGGTATATTCGAATCACTGTCAATTTTGGTTCAGGCTTGCTAAACAGTTTCCGGAAGATCAATTTGCATTATTCACCCCTGCGCGAGCCAGTATTGATCGAATGCGAAATACTTCGGCTAAGGTAGCTCTTGAGAACAATTATGATTATCTCATGTTCATTGATGATGACATATTTGTTCCATTCGATGCCTACAAGAAACTTCGCGAGGCGAATTACGATGTTGCTGCGGGTCATGTGATCATCCGTGGATATCCCTTTAACTCTATGATCTTTAAGGTAGAAGATAATAAACTAATCTTCTATAAAGATCTTGAAGGTAAGGAAGGGATTCTTGATTGTGACGCGGTTGGATTCTCTTGTTGTCTAATTAAAGTTGCTCTTCTCAAGAAGATGACAGTTCCCTTCTTTATTACTGGTACCTTTCACACAGAGGATGTCTATTTCTGTATGAAGGCGCGAGATGAAGTCAAGGATATCAAAGTCTGTACGCGGTTGGATGTTGAGTGTGGACATTTAGGTTATCCTCCAATCTACACGGCGTCGAATCGTAATATATATCAAGACTTAGAGAAACCTGTCTCTGAAGAATCTTCTGGTCGTAAGGATAGAAGTAAAGACTATTATAATCTATGTCTAGCGAGGTTTACAGATGTTGAATCTTAATATTGGCTGTGGTTTGACTCATTTGGATGGTTTCGTTAATATTGATAAAGACCCCGGAGTTATTCCCGATTATGTTCTGGATGTTACTCAAGGCCTTGGTAAATATGACACAGAATCCGTCTCCCGCATTTATTTCTCCCACACCATTGAACATATCCCCGAGAAATTTCATGTACCTATTTTAGAGGAATTTTGGAGAGTTCTAAAGCCAAAAGGATTTCTCTTTATTTCTTATCCAGAATTCGTACTATGTGCTAAGAATTATATTGATAACTTCCTAGGTATGCGAGATTACTGGAAGGCTACTGTTTACGGCCGCCAATTATCCCCTGAAGATTTTCATTGTGCTCTTATGGATACTCCTCAGGTGATTAGACAACTTAAGGAGACTGGATTTAGTCCCGTATTTAATTCTTCTGAACCTAATCACAGTTATAATACCATAATTAAAGCTTTTAAGGGCGAGAAGATGCCAACTTATGAAGACGTGATCGCACGTGAGGTATTCAATGCGACAAGTGCAGCTAGCGGATAAGATTCTTTCTACTTTAGACGATAACCTTACTTTTTATGGATCTGATGATTTCTTGGATGCCATACAAGATGGTTACGATGAGGTAGTTGCGTATACTGGTTGTATTGAAAAAGCAACCTCGCTTACTCTATCTGCAACGACAACTTACTATGACTTTAGTACTTTAATTCCTGACTTTATATCTATAATTGCAATCTGGAATTCTGTAACTAAGCGCTATCTTTCTCCAGTTTCACTTATATGGCTAGAAAGGCAACGTCCCGACTGGGAATCTGCTTCGGGTTCAGTTGATTACTTTTGGCCTATCAACTATAAGTATGTGGCATTCTTTCGTCAGAGAGCGGATAAAATCTATGTATTTTATCGTGCTCAAGCTCCTATTCTATCCACCTTCACTTCTATTCTTATTCCCGATAAGCATATGAACTGTCTTCAGGATATCTCTACTGCCTATTTACTAGAACAGCAGCATACTTTTGAATCCGCAGTTCGGCATATTAAAAGTTACATTAAAGAAATTGAACTCTTTAGGTGTGAGGTACAGGGTAAGCAGAACGCGGGTCGATTAGAAGGTCTGAGATGATCTGGTCAGATTCTTATCTAAATACACTTCTAAATGACGCTGAATTTGCAATAGCGCAGGAAGTGGACTATGAGTATAAGCGAACTGCAATTGCTATTACTCAGGGTAAGAGTCTATACGATTTACCTACTGGATTTAATAAACTAATTCGAATTACGTGGAAAGGTGAACCGGTCGATCCTATATCCTTTAGAGATATGATGGTAGAATTCCCCAATTCGGCTATTGTTTCAGAAGCGGAGAAGAATGAATATTCTGAAGGTCAGCCCCGATTCTATTGTATTCATCCTACCTTCTCCCAAAAGATTAAATTACTTCCGACTCCGAATGAGACTCTTTCCGCCACAGGAGATGTTTACGGATCAGCCGGAATAGAAACTCTCTGTATCATTTCGTATTGGAGTTCAGGCGATTTACCTACTTATACCGCTCGTCGAACTAAGAAAGCCTACGCTATGTGTAAGGCATTCTTGCGCGAGGGAAAGGGACAGAATAAAGTAGCCTCGGACTATTACAAAATGCGCTATGATTTTCTTTTAAATATGTTCAAAAAGATCAACAATGGAGTTTATCTTTCACGAGAATCTGTTTTTGCGGAACGAGAGCGGCCAAGAGATCCAGTGCTGCCTTCAAACTATGAGAGAATCTGTTACAAATAGGAGACTAAAATGGAAGATGTAATCAAACTGCGAGGTTGCCTTGAAATTGCGCTTATCAATGCTCTTAATGGAAAAGAGATTGAGAGAATTCGTCAAGACAACACAATCGTAACTGCCGGACGTCGCTGGGTACTTCAGCAAATAGAAAGCACTGATATCGCGACGGCTCAAAGTATTTCGTATCTCGGAGTTGGAACTGGAACTGCGGCTCCGGCGACTTCAGATACGGGACTTGCGTCTGAGGTTACTCGAAAAGCAATCGGTACTTTCGCTACAGCAAATCTGACTTCGAACCCTCCCTCTTGGCAAGCACAAGTTAGTTTTGCTACTAACGAGGGAAACTCTACCTTAGGAGAAATGTCTCTCTTCAATAGTTCAGCCGCCGGGACTATGCTAGGTAGAGCCACCTTCTCTACAATTAACAAAACCACTTCGAATACACTCTCTGTGAGTTATACTGTGTCCAATTGAAGATTGTATCAAACTAAAGGAGATAAAATGAATAGAATAGTTTCAGCCGGTCCAGGCTTAGTTATTGGTATCCCCACTTTAGGTAGACCTGTATCATTAGATTGGAGCAATGCTTATAAATCTCTAAGCGCTCCGATTAATTTCAACTGCAACATTGTCACCGTCCTTGGAAAGCCAGTAGCTGAAGCGCGTAACTTTTTGGCCGAAGAAGCTATAAAGTTAAAGGCCAAGTATCTGTTTTTCCTTGGCGATGACGTTCTCGTTCCAGCACATACGCTTAAGCAATTGATTTTCCGCATGGAACATAATCCTAAACTTGGAATAGTTGGTGGAGTCTATTGCTCTAAGTGTGATCCACCCGCGCCGCTTGTTTTTCGTGGCAATGGTTCTGGATCTTATTGGGATTGGAAAGTTGGAGAATACTTTGAAGTAACTGGTCTTGGTATGGACTGTACTTTAATCCGTACAGATGTCTTTAAAGAACTCCCAGGTCCTTGGTTTAAGACGCTTAACGAGGATAAGTTTCTCGATGCTGTTAATTATGCGGATCTTTGGACAGAGGATCTCTATTTCTGTAAGCGGGTAATAGAAGAGACAAGTTATGAGATATTCTGCGATGCCAGTATAATCTGTCAGCATTTCGATATTTACAGCGGAAAGAGTTGGAGTCTTCCTGCTAATTCAGCTCCCACGCGTCGGATTTCTATCAATAAACCTCTTCAGGCTCTAGATATTGGCTGTGGACCTTGCCGACGATATGATGAATTCTCTGGTTATGATCTTTTGCGGGTGGATATTGATGAGCAGTGGGAGCCGGATTATCGGTGTGATGTTCGAAGTTTGCCATTTGACAATAATGCTTTTGATCTTGTTTTTTCTTCTCATGTTCTTGAGCATTTTGATCGTAGAGAGTGTGGAGATGTTCTTCCCGAGTGGCTTAGAGTGCTTAAGCCAGGGGGGAAGTTTCAATTAGTTCTTCCAACCCTAGACTGGGCCGCTGAGCAGTTACTTAAGCCTGCTTATAATTATAATGATGTTTGGAATGTTCTCTATGGTGCTCAATCCTCTCCTTATGACTTTCACAAGAATGGATTTACTACTCAAAGCTTAGGTGCTATTCTCCTGTCTCTTGATCTTAAAGATATTAGCATTGAGAGGGAATTGAATAGCTATAATATGAGGATAATGGCTATAAAGCGATAATGCCCTCTGACTTTGCACCCCATAACTTAACGAACTACGTTACACCGTCTCCGTATACTGTGGGGGCATCTACTTTCAATTCTACTAATTATCCTTGGTGTGCTTTTGATGGTAGTTCTAGTACAAAGTGGCTAGGAAGCAATAGTGGATCAGAATGGTTATCATTATATGTACTTAATAAGTATATATTAGATAATTATTCGATCAAGGTTAGTTCCGAGGGAATCGCGGGCCGTTGTCCTAAAGAATGGACAATGCAGGGAAGTAATGATGGTTCCTCCTGGACTACAATCGATACAGTAACTAGTCAAACGGGTTGGGCAGCTAATGAATCTAGAAACTTCGATTGCGATACTAAAACTACTGCTTATAGATTCTTTAAATTAGTTATTACTGCTAATAATACTGATACCTATACTGATATTCAAGAGATCAACCTGAATGGAACACTGTCAGAAAGTTTTACTGAAATAGGTCCTCATGATCTTACAAGTACTACTAGTCATTCTCCCTTTGTTGTATCCTCCTCCTCTGATCAAGGTACTAACTATTCCTGGAAAGCCTTTGATGGCAAAACGGATAAATGGTTAGCTAATGCCGCCACTGGAATACTTAAGATTGACCTTGGAGATGGTAATAGTAAGGTTGTCGGAAGTTATAGTGTTAGAACAACTCTAGAATCTCCGTCAGAAACAGATAGATCCCCTAAAAATTGGACTCTAGAGGGTAGCGATGATAATTCATCCTGGACTACTTTAGATACAGTAACTAATCAAACTTCATGGGCTAAGGGTGAGATTAGATATTTTGAATGTGATTCTGTTTTACTGTTTAGGTACATTAGAATAAATGTTACGGCTAATGATGGAGATCCTTCGTATTTATGTATTGAAGAATTCTCTCTAATTGAGTCTAATTTACCTTCAGGAGATATATTAGTACTATCGGATGCTATCCTCTATACAGTTGGTAAAGATAGAACAGTAGCGGATAATCTATCTAATTGGTTGGATGCTAGAGGGGATATAGGTCCTCACGATTTAACTTCTTATACTAGTCATTCTCCTATCGTTATTTCAGCTTCATCCGAGGAAGGCACTAATTATGCCTGGAAGGCTTTTGATAATTCAGATACTAGCAAATTTTTAACTAATGCCGCGGGAGGAGTCGGTTGGTTAAAAGTTGACTGGGGAGCTGGAAATAGCAAAATTATTCACGATTATGCTATTCAATTATCTGCTGATGGAGCAACCTTTAATCGAGGACCAAAAGATTTTACCTTACAAGGTTCAAATGATGATTCTAATTGGGATGTTATTGATACTGTTGTTAATCAAACTGGGTGGTCTAACCGTGAGAAGAGATTCTTTACTTGCGATGTAGAACTTATTCCCTATCGATATTTAAAATTAAATATTACAGCCAATAATGGCGATGCCTTATATACTGATATTGGTGAACTCTTCTTATTTTCTTCCGGATTTAATTATGATGAAAGTCTTTTGTTTGAATCTACAGCAGGTAGTCTTTCTAACTGGGATGATTTAATAGAATTATTCCAACCTAAACTACAAGTTGTATCCGATAATATATCTAATTGGCTAGACGGAGTAAATGTTTCTCCTAGTGATACATATGCTGCATCTCCTGTTGGCGAAGATGTAATGTATTTTTATGATGTCTTAACCTTTGACTTTCTAGTATTTAGTAGCGATATTACAAAGACTATAAGCGATTTACTTTCCTTAACTGATTCTAAGAGTTTTCAATTAACTGGCAATCTTCAAGAAACTTCAGACTGGTATTATGAAGATATTCTTGGACTTTTAGACGCCATTCAATTAGGTTTCTTAAATGATACTCCTGAGGCAAATGATGACCTTAGCAGTTGGTTAGACGCCGTTGGAGGTTTATTGAATATGCCAGAATCATATGATTCGAATATGTATAATTGGGCAGATGCTATAACTCTGACTCCAGGCAATGCCTTAAGATCCTCCGACTCCTTTTCCTTATCAGATACCTCTTCAGCCGTTGTAGCGACTACTTTAATGGCTCAAAGTTCTGCCGATTCTTTATCTTTTTCTGATGGTAAAGGTCTCCAGTCTGGAATTGGCAAAGTTGTAGGAGATTTTCTTTATTTCTACGAGCGTGTAATTATTCGGTACGATGACTGTAGAGTTGGAACAGATATCCTAACTTTATCGGACTTATTAAATGTTATAATGCAGCAAATGCTTATATCTGATGATATTATTTCTCTTTCTGACGCTTGTAATGTCTTTAATAATGTTCTTTTAGCTCCTGCTTTAGGTGCAAGTGCTTGGCCTGCTTGGTTAGATGAGGTTGAAATTCTTTTAAGTACTTCGGATCTGGCATATTTACGCCGGTTCTTAAACGATGTTGTGAGGTACTAATGGCTAATTTAACGCGAAATAATTGGTCAGGCGGTTGGAATCCTTCTATCGATCCGATTAATGGCAATAAAAACGAACTTGTTAAGTTGGTCAATCTTACTCTCGATAAAGATGGTGCATTAACTCTAACTAAGGGAACTAGAATTGTTTCCGGTCCGTATCCTGGCTATATTACCAACATATTCTCCCGATTCCATAATGGTAGGAAGATTCGCTATATTTCAATTGATAGTGGGATTGTCTATCGGTTAGATCCTTGGAATGTGATTGCCGGAGGAGACTATAGCTTTGAACTTTTAAGGACTGGCGGACCGCAAGTATGTTTCGCTAATGCTTGGGGAGAAGTCTTTATCTGTGGGCCCAACAAGTGTTTCTGGAAAGACGATAGTATACTCCTCCGCAATATAGGATTGCCTAAACCAAACGGGGAACCAATCGTAGTTCGTCACGAGCAGCAGGAACTTCCGGTAGCTGAGACCTATGGTAGTTGGACTCTAGAGGAAGGAGAAAATCAGGAAACAACTAATCCTATTACAAGTAGTTCGGCAGATTATCTTAAGGCGGACTCTGCCGCGGATACGAATAGGATATGTTTTAAGATAAAGGATATTTCCTTTGATGCTACAGCATTTTCATCTGGGCCTTCCGAGTCTATTGCTAAGGATACTTTCTCGTTTAAACTTCGTCTCTCTGACTCTAATTACTTTGACTTTATCCGGGTTGAGTTTTGGCTAGATGATCCTGAAACTGGTGGTGATTATTATTATAAACAGTGGGAGAACGATGATTATGACAATATAAACCAGGGATTATTGCAGTGGAGCAATCCTTCTTGTACTCGCGGAGACTTTTCTCGCGCGGGGACTAATACGGATAAGAATTGGTCTGGCGTCAAAGCAATTCGTGTGATTATTCAGGGAACGGCGGCCATAACTGGAGTAGTTACAGAACTTAAGTTTGTTGGCAGCGAGATGGGCAATCTTACGGGAGTTTATCAATATACTTCTATTTTAGTGTATCGAGGTAGTAAATATATCAGTAAGAGTGTTATGGGAGATAAGGCAACTCCTCAAGTAATTACAAATGGCTATTTCGACATCACAACTTACGGTCAACCCTGGTATTCTAATAAAGACGTGGAACTTTGGATCTACCGCAGGAGTTATTATTCTGAGGAATATAAGGACTTTAAACTAGGGGCATTGGACCAATGGTATCGAGTATTAGTATTTACTCAGGAGGAATTTGGAACTACTAAGAAAGATGATGTTAGTGACGATGATGCTATTGCTGAGGGAATGACTCTCAACAACTATCTTTTGAGTATGCAGGATTTACCGGAAGATGTCTTCTGCATGTTAATGCCTGTGTTTGATAGGGCATTATACATGACATTGTATAGTATTTATATTAGTGATTCCCTTAACCCCGATTCAATAGACACTCGATATACTATCAATATATCTGGGGCCATTGGAGAGAAGAATCTCTTTGTTGTTAAACTCACAGAAGGAGTGATTCTATTAGCTACTACGCGAGACTTTTATCTTATAACCGGAGACTTTACTCCTTTACCTGATGGAACTTTAAATGTCAGCGTCAAAGGTATTGGTGAAGCTCATCCGCCAATTAGTAAGAATTTCACTATGGACAATGGCAATATTATTTACATGGCTGCGGATGGTTGGCGCTCGACCCGAGGAGCCTACAGTACTTTACTCTCAGCTAGATTAAATGCACTTTTCAACGATCAAGTAGTAGCTTCGGGATGGCGACCGGGGGATATATTTCCTGTTTATATTATCCCTGACGATGGTGGAACATATCCTTGTTGCATCGGACAAGGTAAGTTATTCGTGTCAATGCCTCTAACAGATGGTCGTCGTTATACTTTTGTGTATGATCTTGTTAAAGAGTACTGGTATCTTTATGAAACTGATCCCATTTTCTTGTACACGGAAGAAGATGGAACTATTCTGTCTGGCTACGGTTGGGGAGATGGAACTTATCTTAGAGAACTTTATGTAGGAACAAAGTTAGACTACGACTCTCCTACCGCCGCAGGTCAACATGTTATTTTCCGGACTATTTTCGATGATGACGATAAACCTCGGAATCGAAAGGAATCATATACTCTAAAACTTACAATGGACACAGGCAATAAGCCAGTTAGTGTCTATATGTCAAAGGACGATCATAACTTTCTGTGGCTAGGCACTTATAGTTTTGATGGTGTAGAGGAGAAGATAATTGACATTGCTGAGACTGTGGGAATTGCTTTTAGGTTCGGACTTCAAATTGCTGGAGTGGATCTTGAAGTATGTCGAATAATCAATTTTACTGTCGAGTATGGTCTATATCCTGAACAATTGACTGCTTTACGTATTCCATATGACAACTTAGGAACGGCAAGTCGAAAGCGAATTGTTAATTATCCTATTGTGATTGATTGTCTTGGAAATTCAACAGTACTGACTCCATACCTTGATGGAACTGCCAAGACTCCTTCAACGATAACTCTCGCGCGCAAAGGTACTCATGTTCATTATTTTACGGATGACACCATTGGAACTGATATAGGGGGATATCTCGCGGGTGGACCGTTTGAGTTTTATGGTCTAAATTCCTCTGAGATTGTTAGCGAGAAACTTCCTGTTCCAGTAAAATTTCTTGTGATTCCAAATGATGATTATGGTGTTCCCAATCGTAAAAGGCACAGTTCCTACAAGTTTCAGATCGATACAAGAGGATTTCAGGTACGATTTACTCCGATTCTCGATAATGTAGCAAAGACACCTTTGGACTTTTCTACAACTGCTAAACAGACAGTTCCGTATTATTTCTCAGTCGATACGGTTGGTATCGACATAGGAGGAACTTTAGAATCTTTAGATGACGAGGAATTTGAATTTTATGGACCTATACGACCCCAGAAAATAGAAATCCTTCCAGATATGCTTAAGGAGTTTAGGATTCCTGAGAATAACTTCGGAGTTGCAGCTCCTAAGCGCATTAGAACTATTCCCCTAGTAATTAATACTTGTGGTCATGATGTTACATTTACGCCTATCGTAGATGGAGTATCTAAGACCCCTACCGTATTAAATACAGCTACCAGAGCAACTACCTATCATTACTTTGATTATGATTCCTTTGGTACAGACTACTCAGGCGAGCTTATTGGCAATTATTATTTTGAGTTTTATGATATGTTGAAGCCGGAGCAGGTAGAAATTCTTCCTGTAGCCAAGAAGTTTGATCAGATAGGTCCATTTAGATTTGATTCAATAGCTAGACTTCTGGCTGTTCGAATTCGTCTTATTGCCTCTTACCAAGCAGATGCTATTCCAGTTAAAGTTCTTTGCGAGACAGAACAAACATCTCCTAATACTGATAGCGCGGTTGGTAAATATAACTATTCCTTGATTGCTCTCGGGGGAATTGATAATGTCTATGAAAATCAAATGCCCAAGAGTATTTTAGGTACTGTCTTTCGATTCGAGTTGGGACCTTCCTACTGGCCGTTTTATCGTTATGATCTTCAAATTAAGGTTAATATTTGCGGAAAGAATCAGACCACTGGTTGGATAAGTTCAAATGCGGGCTATCAGAAGTCTGAGTGATGTTTCGGATGTTCTAAGGGACCACGAGACTGCTATCAACGAGTTTCGGGGAAAACTTTGGAATCTCAACCAGCGGCGGATTACTAATGTTCATCCTTCGCGAGATGAGTATGATGTTGTGGTTAGAAAGGAACTTAAAGATTTCAGCGGAGGAGCAACATACCCGAGTACAATTAAATTAACTTCCTCGGCCGATTATGATACTATTGTATTTGGCGTTGGTATCAATATGAATATTGCAACTGGCACTGATGTATGTCCACCATATATTTGTGCTTTTGATAGTTCCCTGGTTAAATTATATACTTATGCTAAGATCTCTCCTAGCGGTCAAGCCATTATCTTTGATATTCTACGAAGACATTCAGGTGCAGATGAAACTATTTTAACCGCGCCAATAAGTCTACCCGCGGATTCTACGACAGTTGTAACTAGCACCGATTTCGCAATAGCATCTTTTTATGAGACTGATTTACTCAAATTAAATATTACACAAAAAGGTACAACTGTACCCGGAAGTGGACTTATAGTAATGCTTAAGGTAAAGCGGATATGATCTCTGTTCCTGACATCTGCGCATATACCAATAAGGTAATTGCTAAGTCTGGGTCAGGTGTAAATGCAGCCACTTTGATTAATGATATTAGATCCACTTTGATTGAAGCTGGTTGGACCATGGATTCCGCTACTGAGTTTATCTCACAACAATGTCCATGGTTTCCTGACGATGTAGCGCCTGACTACTTTAAGGGTCGGGTGAGAATAAAGTTAAGTGAGATTTCAGGGTCTGTCTATATCCAAGTGGGAAATTATGACTTCTCCGTCTCAAGTACATTAGCAAATGCACAAGTTCTAGACACCTTACAGAATAATCCTTTTCTCGTAGGTAATCATCTTCTAATCGCAGGACCTTATCAATTGGCTATAATCTTACCTGATAGTCAAAGAGTTGGCTATACTAAGGATGGCTGTCTAATTTCTAGTTTACAGGTTCCCGAGTTTGTTCAAAGTAAATTAGGCGTTATAGACGCAATCATTGGAATTCCGATCAATCGAGCTAGGATGCTTCATCTTTATACTCCAAATAACTACTTTCTGCACTTTAATAGTAATGAGACAGGAAGTTTTTATCGGGATACAGAAGTAAGTCAGATGAATAGCACTGCTTTAGGTTGTTTTAATATTCTTAACTATAATGTTGCCGGAAAAGATGTATATCCTATTGGTGATCCGATCATAAGTCCGCCTTTTGTATGTTGGGGGATTGATTCCTCGGATAGTATAGCTACTATTAATGGATTCTTATGGGATATAATAGTTCTGAATCAATATCAACTTGGAGATTTATATCTATTCTTTGATAATCATAGTTGGTTGACTTTCACCCATTCCTCTTATAATGGCACTTTATTATTCGTTACGGGAGGCACTGATTGAGACGAGTATACTTTGATGCAGTTCAAGCGGCAAGCACTTATCCTACAGAGGCTAGTCAAGTTGTAGCTGCGCGTGATTTACTTTCTGACGCGGTTAGAGGTGTTTTAATGGAGGAAGATTGGACAATTGAAGGAGTTAAAAGTAGACAAACTTTTGTAGTAACTTCAGTTATGGCTCCTTGGGGATATGCCAATATTGATGCTTATTGTGTATCAGCAACTCCACCAGGCAGCGAACGTCAAACCCAGTGGATTATAGCTGACTTTCTTCCTACTGGTTATATCCCTCCGGTGGGTTATAGTATATATGCCGATTTTGAGCATTATCCCACCACTAATGAGGTAGTCCGGGTGATTGCAGGATTTGTAATGGAGAAAGTCGGAGGATCTTTATTGCGCGTTTGGTATGAGGAGGGAGTTGGAGACTGTGCGGAAGTAGAATTCTTAAGCACTGTTAATCAAGAAGCAAATATTGGAATCGGGGGAGCACTTCATGCTTATGCGGGAGATAGAGGTGGAGGAGGATATATATTTACGTCAAAGGAGTACAATAGTAAATCTATATCAATGTATCATGGCACTAATAAACGTCAGGCGAATTATGCTCCTGTAGTTCAGCCCATGGATGTTCGCTTTGGGACTAATCTTGATCCAGATGATATCATTGAAAGTTTCTCAGATCAAATATCTAGTTGGCCACCTGAACGGGGTTCTTATTATGGTAATTGTTGGCCTGTTTATATTTTCGCATCTCCCTATCATTGCTCAATTGTTCCTGTAGTTCCAGCAGGTTCGGTACAATGGCAAAGTCTTCATTGCGGTGTATTATACGGGTATGATTGTAGTTTTGGTTATTGCGGTTATGGATTTCGCAGATTGAGTAGTGCAGATAGAGTTACTTATGTAAACGATACTGACGGTATTGAATATAGAAATAAAACTTTAAGGTTGCTGCCATTAAAGTATAAAAGTTCAGCTTATCAACTAGAAGGAATTAAGTGGATATCTGGAGAGGCTCAACTTTCAGATGTTTTTCTCGCAATGGATGCAACCAACGGATCCAAATTATTGGGTAAACTCCCTTACAGTTTCTTATCTTTTGATTCTATACCTAACCCAGATGTTACAAAATATACTTCTAACTTTATTGATTCGTATCCTTTAACGGAGAATTCTAGAGAAGCCTACGATCAGGGACTAGGAACCTTAATACATCGATGCTCTTAAATCTAACCGAAGACTATATCCCGGCATATGAATCAACATACACTGAGGTTGACTTTAATGTATCTTACGATTTAATTGTTCTTGGGATGCCCATGAGAGAAGCAGCAAAAACTACAGGACTTTACAATACTTACACTGAATCGGCCCAGGATTACGATTGTTTTGCAATGTGAGGAGGATGAAATGATAGACTTGAGTAGCATTGATTTGAGTGGCCTTAATGATATTCGTTACGGCTGGACTCTTGCACTTGGAGCGGGCTTGTCTGCTCTTTCTTCCCTTTTCGGGAGTAATAAAAAGACTGTAGAAACATCTAGCCAAGGAACTAGTTCTACAACTCCTCAATACGATTCCAATATGGCTGCGATGAAGAACTATATTATGTCGCAACTTCAAGGTCAATTGGAGGGAGATGTTACTGGAGATTATATTACTCAAGGAGTTAAGAAGATAAGTTCTGGCTCGGAGGGTCTAAAGAGAAGACTTTCCGCTAATCTAGCTGCGCGCGGATTATCTAGTTCTCCTCTTGCAGCTACAGCTGAGAATGTAGCAGATGAACAGCGTAATGCTGATATTGTTAATCTTATGAGTAGTAAAGGTTTACTTGACTATCAACTTAAATCCGGCGCACTTAGTAATCTTTCTTCTTTCTTTTCTTCACTTCCCGTAGCAACTTCAACTAGTACGAGTGGAAGTCAATCGCAAACAGGAACCTCTGGGACTTCCTTAAGTGGAGCTTTAGATCCTCTTAGTCAAGCCCTTGCGGCTTATTACGGAATGCAAAAGAAGAAGTAGGAGGAATCATGCCCGAATTAAGTCCATTTGTTGAAGCCTTCCTTCGTGGGCGAGATGTTGCTATTCAACAGGAGAAGCTTGCTCAGGATAAGTTACTAAGGGAACAGGAACTCAAACAGCAGAACGAACAATTTAAACAGACTATAGAACGACAAAAGTTAGAGGACTTGGCTCAGAGTAAGTTCAGAGATGCTCAACGAGCTATAATGTCTCTAGAAGCATCTAAACTGGGTTCTGAGGGAGTTATTCCAGGTACTCCGGGATATGTTACGTCTCCAGAAGCCTCCGAAGCTGCAATGGCTAGATTTAATACTGGTAAGTCTTCAGAACCAGATTTTATGTCCGCAGATATTCCGGGGTTGGGAACAATTAAATTTAAGCCTCCAACACTATATGGTGAAGCGCAAACAGCGATTAAAGGACCCCTGCAAGCGCAGGAATTTAAATTTAAGCAGCAGTTAGAGATGCTTAAGAATCTAGGTGACTTTACTACCCGAACGGAGGTAGAGAAGCTTAAGCGAGAAAGTCAAGAGAATCTTCAGACAGGGCAACAGAAATTTCTAAGTGGACAATGGGAAGAAAATCGAAAAAATGCCGTTCGCGTAGCTAATATTCGTGCTCAGAGTCGAGGTGGGATTGGAGATGTTCTTAAGTATTCTCAACAAGTAAATTTAGCTGAACGGGCGGGTAGTGAGTTTCGGAGAGATCCAGTTATCCGCGCCTATGATCAGGTAAAGTCTGCTGTTGATTTTATGGAAGAGGCGGAAAAGAATCCAAGTGGAGTTAGTAATACTGCTATGATAACTACCTTTGCAAAGGTTAATGATGCTCTTTCCTCTATGAATGCAGTACGCGAGAGTGAATTTAGAAATGCTGCGGATGCTCAGTCTATTGGAGAGAGAATTAAATCTATATCCCCTAGATTAACCACAGGTGAAATGTTAACAAATAAGACTGTAAAACAGTTTATCCAAGTTGCGCGACAATATCGAGATGCCCTTTCTAAGACCTATACTCGCAAGAATAGAGGACTATTGGCAAGAATGAAAGCGGCTGGAATCTCCTCTGACCTTATACAGGCTAATGTTGACCCCGAGAAATATTTAAGTGGATCTGGAATGGTCGACTTGACTAATTTAGCTAAGTAGGTGGAATCATGCCTGATAAAATTGAGTTTAATCACGGTGATAGTTCTTGGTATGTTGGGGGTAAGAAAGTTTCTCCCTTTGTATCTAAAGATGTACTTCAATTTCCCGACGGGAGATCTATCCCAATTGCTAAATTAACCGAGCAACTGGGTCCAGAGGTTACAAATCAGTGGATTACACCAGAGGCAGAAATAAAACCTCCCCAGATTGGGGGACAGGAAGATATTTTTGGTAGTAGAGTTTCTAATATCTTGGAGTCGGTTCGAAGTAAATTGCCTAAGCCTATCGCAGATCTATCTCGACGACCGGGAGTTCTTTTAGGTTTAGCAGGTGCTACTATAAATCCAATGTTAGCAATTGCTGGTGGTGCATTGGGCAATCTAGCAGAACAACAACAGGCAGGTGAAGTAAATCCACTTGAAACTGCGGTTCAGACAGGAATAGATTTGGGTGGAATTTATGCAGGAGAAATTCCAACCCGATTATTAGCTTCAAAATTAAGTCCGCGTCTGGTTGGATCTTATACTCCAGGAACTAGGTTATTCTCGAAGGAGGCAGGAGAACTTGCACCTACACTTAGAGAGAAGGCTATTGCTGTTCTTGGGAGTAAGTTGAATAAGTCAACTCCTGAGGAAATTGCCTCTCTATATGAGCAGGTTCCAGGAACTACAACCACCTATCTTAAAGCTCTAGAACCTACTGTAGGTGAGATAACAGGTAGTGGATTTGCCCAGTTTGTTGAAAATGCCTTAGAGAATCGCGGAATCTCGAATATTCAGGCGGGGCAAAAGATTAAAGTAGGTGAACTAATAGGTCAACTGCGCGGCCGACAATTAGGAACAAGGGCAATTCAAAAGGAGATTCCGCAGGAAATTTTAGGTAAAGAAATACAGGAGGGAATGCGCGCGGGGAGAGAATCGCTGAAAGGAGAACAGAGAGTTATTTGGAATGGCATTAGGTCTGTCCTTGATGAGAATAAAGTAACCGTCCCTGTTGTTGTTGGTAAGGAACCTTCTACAATTTTAGATGCCGCGGGTAATGCTACCATGCAAGATATAGTAGAACCTCGAACATTTCGCGGACTTATAGATACTACAAATACTCAATCTGTCCTAGGAAAGTACAAGGATATGATCGAAGGCATATTCTCTGAGGATAAAATAAAGAGTATGCCCGATAGACTGGCAGCTAAGTATAATCTTGTTAAACAAACTCTTTTAGATTTCTCAGAGCCTACTACCATTAAACTCGAAGGAGGAGCTAGTGCGGAACTTTATAAAAAGGAATTTGAAGTAGCTAAAAACATTAGGACAAGTATTGAAGGTATTTTGCGTAATAAGAAGGCAATGGACTGGACTTTTGATGAAAAGATTCTAGGCGAGATTAGTTCTGCGCTTGGACAGGATATTGAAAAAGGGGCAGAACAATTTGGTATCTCTGATTTACTTACAACTGCTAATAAGTTAAGAAAGAAGCAGCAGGAGATCTATCCATCTAATGTAACTGCGTTTATAGAAAGAAATCGTTATCAAGATGCTTACTCCTCCGAAATCATTCCTAAAGTAATTGGAAGTTCTGAGCGCACGCGGGAAATTTGGAATGCTACTCCGTTGACTCAGCGTCCTATAATTAAGGCCAGCGCGTTTGAGAAAGCTATAGAAACTTCCTCAACTGCTAAACCTAACTCGTTTGATGCGGATAAATTCTATAACACGATTACGGATGCCAATAGCGGTTATAGAGTTATATTCTCTCCAGATGAACTTAAGAACTTTAAGGATTTCGCTAATGCCGTGGGTAAAGTTTCTGAACCTTATAGAGAGACAGGAAAGACAGCTTTCGAGATCCGACGTGCTTCGATTGCATTAAATGCCGGCGCGGGGGTAGTTTCGTCTTTAGCAAGGGGTGGACCAACGGCGGGTTTAATTACGGGGGCCTTAGGAAATACAATTATATTCTCCGCGAAAGACTTCGCCAAAGCATTCTTGAAACCGGGTGTTGCTAAACTCTCCATTGAACTCGCTAAGGTTGACCCAACTAGCCAGAAAGCAAAACTAATGACGAAAGCGCTACTTTATAGTCTTCGAGGTACGCGCGTGATGATGGGAATAAACCCTGACTTTATGCACCCTGGATTTGTTAATGACCAAGGGCAAGTTCAGAAACAAGATTAATCCTCTATCACTAAAGTTAGCTTATACGTAGTATGTGTCTCTGTATCATCCCTTTCGAATATTCTCAATTTGCCCTCCCAGTAATCAATTTCAACTGAGCTTAGTTGAGTTCCGATGGGATACTCTCCAATAGGCTTCTTGAGGATTATATTATAATAGATATCCCTTAAATCTTCTACGATATCGTGTGCTGTCCAGGTAAACCACTCTGATACCATATTAAACTCCTTTCGTCTGAAGAAATCTCTTAGTACATTCCTTAGTAACAAGACAAATTTCATCCTGGGAGAACGTCTTTCTCTCGCCAAGAGTCTTAAAGTAATCTAATAGATAACGTGCAAATGTTCGGACTACCATTGCCTCATTCGGAGACATAATATTCTTACCTTTACTTGTGACGTCTCCCTCTCTTCGTCCGATTTCGTAATTGATTTCTTTACGAAGACTCTTTTCTATATTCTGTTCTTCCAGCCACTTGAGGTAGTCGATAGGAACTTCCTCGAATTCAAGATCCTTGTATTTTCCGAAAGGCATCTTCATGTTAATCTCCTATTTGATTTGATCTGCGAAAATCTTAGTGCACTTGCCGGTCATCCGATACCCTATCTCAGCTCCGTTCATGACCATTTCGATCATGCCTGCTTGCTCCAAGGTTACCAGTAGTTCATCAAAATCTTTCGCGGAAAAATCTGCCCAATGGCGCAAGAGAAATTCTCTGCGCGAAAGTATTTTCTTGCTCTCTGCCCATAGTTCGGATAAGAATACACTTCCGATTTGCGCTACTGAACTTTGTCCCATGGCTGTTGCATACTCCTCGTAATTGGCTAGTAGTTGAGAACAATCATTAATTGCTTTCTCAACACAACATTCTTGAATCGTTGTATCCCTATGATCCGAGATTGCTAGAATCATAGAAATCTTTAAAACGCCTACATGAATCCTACCTAGTATACCAGTTTTATCCTTTTTTAACTTGTAAGCAGCCCGCAGTTTCTTGTACCAGGTATCGTATAAATCATAGGCTGCATCTGTGATCTGCATCGCCCCCCGAAACTTAGTAAGAATCTGAATTTCCTCAACCAGTTTATCTATTCTATATTTATCAATATCCACCCGCAAAAGTGAGTTTCCTGCTCGGAATTCATCGGGTTTGATAAAGAAGGTTCTACCTAAAAGACCACCATACACGGCCTTATTATTGTACACCTCTTTTAACAGGGTTTCATTACTTGCAGCCAGCATGGATAGGCACACATGTGAGACTTTACTCTTTCCTGACTTTAAAGCAACTACATATTCCTGTTTATAGTCATATAGATCAGTTAGAATTCTTATACTTTGAGGATCATCCACAAAGAAAGCGGATAATTCTCCAGCAATAAGAATACAACTTCCCCCCTTTATCAGATTTCCTGTCTTCTTATCCATCTCGGCGGAAGACAGATCCTCAATTACTTGCTGAATGCTGGCTCGGCCCTGGATAATCTTGGTATTCTTGATTGCGAAAAGAAGATCGGATGCCTTATTCAATGGAACTGACTTTCTACTTTCAGCTGAATCAGCAAGAAGAACTACGTAAATGTTTGGATATGTTTTGTACACTCCACTGTCATACCAAACATTATCCCGTAAGATTGCGGCTATAGTCGCATAGGCTGCCCATTTCCAAAATGCCGTGGGTGACTCAGCTTCTTCATATTTTTTAATAAAGTTATCAACAAATGACACCTTATCCCCTTCCGACGTAAATATACGATCCTCTGACGGCGATTGAAAGTTTTCGTCCTTTACGAGAAGCAGCATTGCGTAAATGTTGTGCAATATGGATAAGACTTCCAGTTATTAAGAATCGCACAATCTTTCCTGGTGGAAGTTCATATACCGTATCAATGATTTTAACTAGAGTTCCGGGGGATAGGCGATTGATAGTCTCTAACGGAAATGCAGTCGCATCTACTATTTCGTAAGGCAGATCGTTCATTTTATTCCTTTCATCTGACCCCAACTGTTTCCATATTCTAATTCACAGGGTATTACTAACTTATACTCTCGACTAAGTGAGCAGAAAGTAAAATCAATCGGCTGCTCCGCCTCCTCCTTGTAGACTTTAGTATATTCATCTAATTTGTCTTCGGGAATTTCCGCCATTGCTGAGTCATGACCTTCATATACAAATTCAGCCCAAGGTAACCGTTCGGCGACTCTTACCATTGTAAACTTAGTAGCATCTGATATAGTTGATTGCTGTATGTATGCGATAGCTTCGTTATAAAGATTCTCATCTAACTTGGCAAAGAAATCTCGTCGCCGTCCGAAGGGTGTTCTAAGTCTTCGAGTCTTCTTAACAATATCCCTAATTTCTCTATGGAATACTCCACGAATATTAGGAGAAGCTTGATGAATTTTGCTCAAAAGCTCTCTCGACATAACTATAGGTATATGCGTTTGTTCACTGAGAGTATACTCCTTCATATTATTATTGGCTGCATGGCGCACGATCTTTCCCATGTGATATTCATTAGTGCCTTTCTGGATCTGATCCGCGGGAATACTGTAAAGCCAACTAGCTGTTAATTTATGGACTCCAGGGGGAATATCAAATTGCTTTAGAAGAGCATAATCCTCAGCCATAACTGCAACTGCTCGCGCTTCTGCTTGACTTAAATCTCCTTCAACCAATAGTTTTCCGGGCGGGGCAATATACATGTCCCGAAGATCGCGACCGTAATATTGATCCCCAATCTTGAATCCGTGTTTCGGAAGTACTTGTAATGATCCCCCAAGTTGAACCTGTTTTAATTGTTTATCCTCCCAATACATAAGAGTATCTAAACTCTTTCCCCCGCTGGTTCGTCCTGTCTCAGTTCCGAAAAGTTTGTATGATGTCCGAAGACGATTATCGGGATGAATTGGAATACTGGCATATTGAATAAGTTTAGTTACTCGCCTCCAATCAATGATAAGCTCTAGGATTGTTTTACCAAGTACTCTCTTGACATTATCCTCCGCATGGAACAAAAGAAGATCAGTAAGTGCATCTTCTTCCGTGGTCAACCTCATATTTCCATTCGCATCTTGCTTATGCTTCGGCGGGAATTTTAACTCTTCATAGAGAAGTGCTTGAACTTGCTGGGGAGAAGCAAGATTTATAGTGTGACCTATAATAATTTCTAGGGTCTTCCGTTTTATGTCCGCGAACGTGGTATACTTGGCTATAGTCTCTTCTCGTTTCTTTAGATCTACAAGTATTCCTTTCCCGTTTATTTTCTTATATAGTTTCATTAGCGGAATGGTTCGTAGGGCATAAAACTCATCTAATTCCTCCTCCTTAAGTTCATTTTGCTGAGCTTTGTGGATTTTCCAAGTTACGATGGCATCTTTAGCGTTATAAGCGTAAAAGCGATTCCTGTCATGTAGTCTTGGGTTGAAATCCCGTCCTTCATCCTTATAGTAAGGTTGTTCCGTATACATACTTGTCCAGAAACCTAGATTCTTAGGCAGTTCTGGATAGAGTAAATGAGCCGCTAACATAGTATCGCCAACTATGTTATTTACCCTGAAGCCGTAGCGTTCTAGTATTTCCCAGTCAAATGCTATGTTTTGATTTACCTTGGGGATATTACTTCTAAGGAGCTTATCTACTTCATACCAAAGAAGTGTACGATTACCTGAATCAATGTCTTGGTCGATTAAAGGGACGCAGACTCCTTCTTTGCCGTCGACAGAAAATCCTATGCAGGTTAAGATTCCGCAAATCGTCTCAATGTCAAAGACTATATATTCTGGAGTTCCTATTCGGGCCAACCAATTCCTAAAAGACTGTACTGTCTTGGTTACCCATATGATATTATTGTCTTTTAGAGGTTCGGTATTATCTTTGTTAGCTACAACGCGTTTAATATCGAAGCTAACGATCACGCGGCGGGACCAATCTTCAGCTAATTGTTGATTGTTGAAGGTGGGAATAATTCTAAGCGGCTTGTTTAATCTTTCTCTTAAGTACAGGACGGGCGGAAGTATTGATCCCCTGTACTTATTTATGCTATCTACCCCAGCTAAAAGCTTGAGAGATAACTCTCCGAGTGGTACAATAACATTCGGCTGTACGGCTAGAACTTCTTGATAAACTATCTCTTCATAGTCTAGTGGCTTAGCTCGTGCAATTGCCTCAAAGACGGCTAAGCGAAATTTCTTCTTTGCCTTTCCTGCATATGAGATCTCATCTTTTATGAATAGAGTCTTATAGCAGGAGTCTATCTTAAGGCCATTATCAGAGCAAACTTGGCGAAAGTATGATAAATTAGATAAAGCAAAGCCATTAGCTAAGTCATTCTTAGATGGATAGTCGCCAATAAGCATAATATCTGCATTGTCGGGTCCGTTAGATACGATCATTCTTTTGTTCTTGTCCTAATATTTGTTGTAATTCTATCGAAACTTCTGAGAGTAACTTTGCTATAGTGGGTATAGATATAGGAATAGTAATTGGATCTTCTTGTTTAATAATAGCTATTTCATGGATGTCTTTGAATAAAATTGTAGGTTCTTGTGCGGAATGAAGCGCAAATTTAAAGTTTATCTTACATACTTGGCATTTCCATTTTTGATAGTTCGGTTCTATTTCATCAACGGCAGCGGAGCCACAAAAAGGGCAGTACATGAGAGTCTCTTTTCTCCCTTTCACGATTTATGGAACGGAAAGGGATAACGATCCAGGATTTTATCTAGAATCCCGAACTAGAACGCGGGCGTCGTGTCGGCGTCGTAAGGCAGAAAGTTCGTAACCTTATTGACCAGGCGGCCGTCATAAGGTTCGTTATCCACCTTAATTGTTAGTTTGGCGCCAATCAACTTGTCGGTATCGATGATAACTTCCTCTGTGATTTTTTCGCCCGTGGCTGCTTCAACAAACGGAATGGCCATTCCCATGGCCTTACTGTTGAAGTTCGTAGTGAGCTCTCTTTCATCCACATCTAAAACGAACTTCGTCTCAAAATTCAAAGACAACTTGTCCTTGGATGCTTTCGGTACAATTGCTGATACCTTACATTTGTACCAGCCGGGTTCAAGTGTTTGCTGTCTAAGAATATCTTGTTTGCTGATGTTAATTATAGGCATTTCTAATCCTCTATCTCCTCCAAATCGACGTCAATGTCAAAGAGTCCTAAGGGAATTAAGTCTGGATCTTTTATTATAGCATCAAGAATTAAATCCTTTACTTTGGTAGAAGAAAATTCTCCCTCGATATCTGTCTCCGCGTTAATCGTGATCGCGTAATTCTTCACTGTTCGATTCCTCCTTTACTAACTGTTTGTCTGGTAAATATTCCCCCTGATATTCCACTTGAATTGATTGTATTGTAACTTGGCCTACTCTATAGGCGCACAAATCAATCAAGCCTTTGAGGGTACTAACTACGTCCCCTTTGAGGGTATTAGCTACATCTTGATAGTCTTCGCTAACAAACTCAAAGCTAATTTTTACCTTGTACATCCCTCTCTCCTTTCAAGAAAGATTGCCATACTTCATAGAAATTCTTTCCTGTTATATCAACCTTGCCGTTAGGAAGTTCTGAGTGACAAGTTCCAGCTAACTCAGAGCGAAATTGCACATAATGTTTGACTGTATTCGTGACGGTTTCTGCCTTGGAGAATCGATAGACTTCATTGAAGAAAATCTGAATATTCTCTCCAATCTTATCCCGAATAGAGAGTCGCTCTCCTATCTTTCCGTAATCGGAATACTCTTTATCCGAGTCGAGTTTTCCGTAAACATCAATGATGTGGGCCGATACAATGATGTTCATGGGGATTGAACGAAGATAGTCGAATATTTGATAACAGGCTTCGGCTTCGTACTTGTAATCGCTGGGTCCTGTTAATCGAACCTTTCCTTTTGTCTCACCTTTGAGTAATTCATGGGCATCAGTTAAGAACATGCGGTTGATTGTGGTGATGGAATCGAGAATGAGAGTCTTGTAAGGACTTTGGCGAGCTTGAATACTGAGAGAAAGGAGTTCAATCTCCTTCTCAAGTTCAGTAAAACCTAAATTCGGGGGGAATCGTTTAATCTCGATCTTATCCAAATCCTTAAGCCAGGCTTGGCATCCTAAAATTCCCTCCGCGCGCATATCACCGTCTAGAAGCAAAACGGGCGGAGGAAAACTAACAGCAGCCCCCGTTTTACCCGATTTACTCCTTCCGACAAACAATCCAAAGAACCTGCCGTCTGGTTTCATATCACTAGCCTTCATGTTCTTCCTCCGTAACCTTTGTATCTTTCTCCCTAGCCTCTTTTATTTTAATTCCTAAAGCTAGGCCCGCAACAAAGACAGCCTTCAAGATTGCATGAAAATTAGTTGATGTCATCGTGTGTACTATGGTGTCAACTAAATGTTCAAACAGAAGGCTATTTTCCCAGTCATTCGGTTCAATTGATTGGAGAATATCTATCAGGCTGAATTGGTCGAGATCTTCTTTACTTATCCTCATTTGCAATTTCCTCCGTGATTGCTTCTGTAAGCACTTGATCAATCGCGCGGATGGCAGATTGCCTATCCTTGTCTGCTTTACGGTTTCCGCAACTTGAACAGCGTGGATTTGCTCGACGAAGTATGTCACTATCCAAAATATATTCCTCGCCACAAGTGCAACGAGCTTTCTTACCTACAATAAGTTCCCTTCGAATATAGTGCGTGCATTCTGGATCGCTACATTGAAAGTAGTTTTTGTTTAGCTTACTTCTCTTATATGTGTGTAAATGGTTTCGGGCGGACATTATTCCTCCTTCCAGGGTGTCCAGGGTTCGACTTCCTTGTATTTTATCTTTATGATATTGCTAACTATATTTGGGTTCGCTTCCTCACATAGACTGCAATAGTCACAGGGCTGAGAGTACTTTCCGGGACAAGCTGATACGTTCATGGGAAAGTCATTCTGAATTATTGCATTTGCCATGCGATAGAATATGGAGGTGAGTTGTTCTTTCCAGTGACGCAGATAATCGGGAGAGTAGTAGAAGAGATTACGAAACATGAATTCAGGTTTGAACTTCTCTTGGAGTCCAATAACATTAATCATTACTCTGTTTGTGTTTAGGGCTAGAGCATAATTCAGAAATTGTATTGTTCGGGCATGGAAAGTCTTCTTTTGATTTTGAGTTTTATGATCTACTACGACATTTAGACCATTGAACTTAATTACAAGATCAATCCTCCCCTCGAGAACAAAAAGGAAGTACTTATTATCTACTATGGGAATCGAGAATCCTTGTTCTACCATAGGCTTCCCATCTTTGACTAGGGGCATTAAGTCATTGGTGTGAAGCGAGGTATAAAGAAGGAAACGGGCAAGAAGAGACTCAAAAGTAGGATTATCTACACCTAATCCCAACTTCTCTCGATTCTCTCTATAACTATCAACAGCGAATTTTAGTGCCTTATTCCATCCTTCATAAATGCGATTATAATAGCGTTCCGCAAGGCCATGAATAATGGTCCCCTTAGAGAAAGCCGAGTGGGTGATTTCTCGGGGTTCTATATTTAATCGATGCTTATAGAAGTACATACGGTTGCAAGTTTCAAAGCATGTAATTTGGGAACTATCGGCTGCAAGAGAAAATTGGCTCATTGGCCTAATTCCTTGTATTCTAAAGGTAAACTTTGTTGCCTACTTATGTACATTCGGTATCTGTTCCAGAAAAATGAGATAACATGCTCTTCTAGGAGAGTATCTAGAAAAGCTGTCTTTATTCTAGTCCCACGCGGGGTAACTAGATACCATCGTCCGTCTTTCTTCTCTAATGTTAAATCATTCATGATTAGCTCCAAATAATCTCCAGAACAGTTAAGATTGCCGTAAATATAAACAATCCTAGAAGTACCCAGAAGAGCATGGGTGATAGGAGATAACATCCAAACAGAAACAATCCTAGACTGATAAAAAGTTTCATTTCTTTTCCTCCTCTTGACTTTCTAAGAGCAATAGCAATTCATGTATTTCATTTAAGCATTATTTATCTAATATTATGCCGGATGTTGGATAATATACATAGTTTTTATCTAAGGAGTGTTTTGTAATACATCCTAAATGGATTCCTCCCTCCGACCTATAGAATAAGTCAATATATAAGATACTATCTTCTGCATTAGGTAGCGTTTTCATTATCTATTCTCCTTATTCTCTAGAGATAACATAAAAGTGCTTATTTCATTTAAGCGTTCCCGATCTATTGCTGTGTAAGGTAAGGGATAATAGACATAGGTTCCCCAACCAGTGTTCTTAGCAATATTTCCTAAGCAAATACCCAGCTCAGATTTTATGTCAAAAGTTATATCCCCATTGCCCCTAGTCACAGGATAAAACATTAGATAGTTTGTTGACTCTTTCATTGTTAATTCTCCTTTTCATTAGGCAGGAAGGGGCATTGAATAGTCAGTTTTACTGGTTGAAGCATATTGTTAAAGGTTATTATAGATAGATATAGATGACCTTGAAATAGAAGTTGAAGTCGCTCTTTCCAGGTTAACTTCCACCGTGTAATTGCAATTCCTTCCTCAGTTTTATATGCAGGTAGTGGGAAATACTCAGGCTGGAATTTTGCATATACAACTTCAGGGTACTTATTTCCTGGAATTACAGGTGATATTGGTTTCATATGGTTGTCCTCTGATTTATATCTTCTCGCTAACAATTTCGTAAAGTTCTTCAAAAATGGCTGGTTGGCATCGAAAGAATTCGCCCTTCTCGTTTTTGATTATCCAATCTCCTTCAACAGCTATAGTACCTTCTATAACCATTTTACCCTCCAAAATAAATAGGAGTAAGCCTAGATTTGAAGATGTTCGATCTTTAGAAAGCGGCTTATCATTTTCGTCTAGAAATACACCCCACGCGAAGTAAGGTATTTTAACAAAATCGCAAACTTCACTCAAATTGTGTCCGGAGAATTGTATAGCTTCTACAATCACGTAATTCTTTTTGTACATTCGTCTGGCCAGCATGTTGATTCTCCTAAAGTCTATTCTGAATTGTCTTTTCGGCTAATTGTCGTAGACCATCTGGATCTCTTGTCAGTTGCCAGGACCCTAGAGTTTCACCAAAGATTTCTCGCTTTTGTGCTACAAGTTCGTGAAACCATTCATCGATGGACCCTTGGAGCATCATGTATGTAACTGAGACAGGATGCTTTTGTCCATCACGATAGAATCGTCCTTCAAATTGTTCTTCATCCGTGCTATTCCAGTATCGCTCTAAAATAAGTGCATTCCAGCAGAACTGTAAGTTAAGACCAAGACCACCAGATCCTATATTAATGACAAGGAGTCTATTTTTATGCTCTGCGAACTTCTGGACTATTTCGTCCTTCTGAAGTGCAGAATCTTCTCCTGATAGAGTCAAAGCCGATGGGAATTTTAGGCGCAGGGTATCTCGAACGGCGTGGTGATGGATTCCTACGGCGAGTTTATCGCCATTTTCGGCTTGAAATTCTTGAATCCATTCACTGGCTAAAGGAATCTTGGCAATTGCCGTTATCTTTCTTAAACGGGTTAACCACTCAAGGATATTTATTGCATTGATTTTGTCTCCGTTTCGGATGAAGTTATCGAAAAGATCTAACTCAGTATTGTAGATCGATTTAATAGCTTCATCATCCGTGGATACGAATTGATAGTCCCGCGTGATTGGGGGCAGGTTGGGTAAAACTTGTTCTTTCTCCCGGCGAATCATAAAGTGAGAGAGAGTTCTGTGAAATTCATCTATTTTCCAATGCTTGAGTCGACTATAAACTCCTCGTTCATCTTGTTCTAGCCATTCTCGTTGAAATCGAATATAGCTAGGAAATCTTTCGGGGGCTATCAGATTCAAGGTGACGAAGAATTCATTTGCACGATTCTTAATGGGAGTTCCACTAAGAAAGATTCGAGAGGTGTTAGTCGTGTTTACAAATCGGACAAGTGCCTTTGTACGTTTTGCTTCTGCGTCCTTGAAACTGTGACATTCGTCGATGATAATTGCTTTAGGATGTAATTCGGTTAGCTGTTTCCAGACGTCCTTGCGAGAGAAAGTGTCCATTGAAATGACATAGAAACTAAATCCAGGAAGTACAGGCGATTGAGTTCCTGATATGGGTAGAACGGCGAGTAGATCATTCTGTACCCAATCTTGAATTTCTCGCGCCCACTGATAGATAGTGCTGGAACGAACAAGAACTATGCAAGGGAGAAGTCTTGCATTTCTGACAGAGATCAAAGCTTGAATCGTTTTGCCTAATCCCATGCTATCCGCAATAAGACAACGGAAATTGGTATCTGCAACGAATTTTATGCCGTCTTTCTGAAATTCATATGCCTCCTTTGTGTTCTGAAGATTACTAAAGGTGGTGTCTCGCAGGATTAGTTTTGGCCGAATCTCTGAATGGCCGCACTTATACTTATACATCCAAAGATTGAGTCCCGAGCTAAACGACTCCAACTCAATCTCGGTCTTTTTATTGCAATACGGACAAGTGTAAGCTAGTTTCATTTCCTATCCTACAGCAATATAGAAATAGAATAGCGTTTGGGTAATGGGAGAATACATTCGTACTCGCTTACTTGGTATGGCCCATGGAAAAATTGCGAGGTAAAATCCTCGGCGGGCTATGCTGATACTCAGAACGAAATAATGTCTTTTCATTGAAAGAGTCTCCACAAGTTAAAAAAGTCAAAGCAAAATGCCAGAAAGCAGATTAACCAAGTGAACAACCAGAGGCGATACCAGTTATTGTTATCCATTGGAAGCCTTTTCTTTAAGCTCAGTGAGCCAAAGGAGGAAAGTATCTAATTCTTTTTGTAGGTGGGTAACTTCCACCGAGGTGAGATGTAGAGCGAGGTGCATTTGTTTAAACTCAATTGGCGTCAAGCAGATCTCTAGTTCGGGTCCAGCAAATCGACTCGGAGCTATCATAGTAGTGCTTAGGCGAACGTCCTGAAATACATGTTCTGTTAATTCGGGGTAATACTTTGTACTGGCCTTCATTGGTTAGACACCTTTCATCTTTTTGATAAATTCTCTGGCTTGCTCTTCGGTCAAGTTTGCTTTCATGAGTCCTTTGATTGCCTTTAGTTCAGCCTTACTATCCGCCGCAATTTCTCGTTTCTCCGCTTTCGCACGCGGAGTTCTTAAGGCCATCTCCTCTGCTTTTCGCTTAGCTGCTTCTTTTTCCGCTTGTTGCTTTTCTTGACGGCGAAGTTTAATTGTGGGAGAGCCTTTGACATAAGCAGCGACGGAAGCAACAACTGTGCTCATTAATTCAACAAATTGTTCTAAATCAGAAACAGAAAGATTCTCGATCAGAAATGGAATTGCTTGCATTGATTCTCGCCGATTCCAATCTAGATCCAGGCCGTGAGTTGCAAGGCCACCTAAGCGCAAGTAATTGATTATGTTTACTTTACGCTTGATTTCCTCAGGTGTATCTGTGGCATGAAGTCCACAAGCTTTGCGGAGTTCAAAGTCAAAGTTTTTCAGTGTATTCAGTTCTGTTCGAAGTTCAGCATTCTCGGAGAAAAGTTGATTTACAGTATCTAGCGTTTCTCCAAGTAGCCCCTTTTCTTCTTCCATAGAGTCCTCCTTAGGGGTTGACTAAATTAGTTCTTTTGATTTTGTTTGGATTTTTGAATAAAGTCCTCTAAATTGCCCCTAAGGGTCAAGACTTTTACTGAGAAATCACTTTCATCTACTTGCATGGAGCATTGTCGAATTATAAAGCAGTCGTATTTTCTTGGATTCATCTTATTTCTCTTCTCTATTCTCCATCTCCCTTAGAACAGTTTTAATGCGTTTAGCTAACTCTCTGATTCCAGGAACATCCTCAGAGTAAGTAGCATGAAGGTCTAAGAGAAATATCAAAGACCTTAAAGTGAGTATATCTATTTCATTACTGGAGTTCTTCATAATTCATCCAGAATTCCGTAGGTCCGTTTCTTTTTATGGTCCATAATATGGCAGTCTTCTTCGTGATATAAATAACTTCCAACCAGCTTAGCTTGTGGCGCGAATAAGAAGAGGGCTTGGGTCACGCGGTTGAAAGTAGTTCCGGTGACGATTCTATCATCTATGAAAATCCAAGAGTTGATAGTGCAATCTCCCTCTACTCTGCAGAAGGAATGAGTAGTATCGCTCTCTTTTCGTACCAAGATTAGTTTCTTTTCCATCCAAAAGGCAAGCGCTCCCCCGAAAATGGTTCCGCTATTTCCAGTAACTGCGATTGCTTCAAACTGTATCTTTTCGAGATGTTTAGCTGCAATCTCGATAGCTCTATTAAACGAAGTCGGATCGAAAAGTTCGAAAAGATATTGAGTGTTGATCATCGGTCTTATACCCCATAGAGCTTTCGGAGTTCAACAATTTTCTTGTAGTGCCGATCCCGAAGTTCTTTTTCTTCCGCCTGCATTTGATTCAAGATAGCGTCAACTTCGGCGCGATTCTCAAGTTTGAAGCAATAAGCTGCTGTAATCAAGTCGGAAGTGTCTGCGCTTTTGTAATAGAAGTCTTTTATCTTGTGGGAGATATCGACTTCAGTTTTAAATCGAAATCCTGTGATTCCTGGCGCGGCTACATAAACTTTGGTGACTTTTCTATTCTCCATCTAGTTCTCCCTGATAGGTTTTGTCTCTTAGCACTCACTTTCATCTAAATTGCCCCTAAGGGTCAAGACTGTATCAGAGAAATCGTCAATGAGAAGGTCTATAATGCCATAAATGTGAATAGGCAGTTTACCTTTCTGATTGAAGACTTGTACTGAACTTAAGTAAGCAGCTAATACGAGTGCTGTTAGATTTAACCAGGGCTTTGCCTCTAGCAAGATAGTGGTTTTCAGTTTATCTCCACTACAGAGTGAATTTAACTCATCTTGTTTTAAAGCCGAGAGATCAGCTTCGCAACAGTATAACATTTCAGGGAGAATGTATCCGGGAAGACGATATTCTTCTTTTGTATTCTCCCAATCGTTAACCGAACCAAGAGCGAAGTCTAACAGTTGTAGAGCTCTGAAGACCATTGGATAGTTTCTGTTTGTGACTGTCATTTTAGAACTTTATAGAGAGCTATATAGATAGTCTAGCATCGGAATTTCACAACCTGCATGTAATGCGACAGTGAAGTTGTTTAATTTAATGATTTGGATCTTATCTCCTACATAAAATTTAGATCCACAAGAGTAACAAATGCCGGGTTGGTCTGCCCTGATAATCGTTTCTGACAAGATAGTCCCTTGTTCAGTTTTTTCTGTTGGTTTTGTTATAAGATCTCTTTTAATTTAGTTCCATTTTAGTGGAAGGATTTCCGCTTTTTCTGAAACCATTTTTTGGTCTCTTTCGGAGCGCTGTTGCCGTTGCATGGCTAGTACATAGTATAGACAAGGTTTCAACACGTGTCAAGAACTATATCTTGCTTGTTTTCAAGCGGTTGCGGACTATTTGCGGTGGAGTACCTTGAGTCGAGGCGCTCGGGCGGAGGAGGGCAGGAGGGCTTAGCTAAGCTGTTGAGCCTAAAGGGGTTAGCTACATTGAGATCTTGTTAATCTTAAATTTATTAAAAAAAATATATATAACATAAATCCTTTAGAATCAGTACCCCCAAAAAAGTATGCCGGCACCGGGGGTCGACCCCCAATAGTTTTGCTCAAAATGTCTCTAAGTCATTGCGTATCAACAGGTTAGGGAGGACCCCCCTTGTCAGAGCCTTGTAGAAACCGTGTAAAACCAGATACAATTTAGAAAGGTACAGATTAAGCAAAAAAACGAGATTAGAAAATCCTTTCACTCAAAAGCAAAATATTTTCAAAGTGTTTTAGTTTCAAGAATTGAGATCCTGAAAAGCTGAAAAGTCAAGCCTTTAGAGTAGTTGCTGTCGCCTAGGCGCGGATTATTTTTAAGCCATTGAAAACAAAGGAAATATAGTTCTTGACAATCCCCGCGCGGATCGTCTATAATAAGGATGCTGGACAAGACACCGGCAGGTGCTCTTTGATAATCTAAAAGGAGATACAACAATGGCTACAACGCAAGTAGTTCCTGGAGCGGTCGCGACTGAGGAAGTTGAGATCAAAAGACGCGGTTTCGACTTGGACACTTTCGAAAAGTTTTCCCTGACTGGCAAAGTATCCTACGTGCCTTTGCCTAAGGAAAACTTTTTACAGGCGGCGCTCGAACAACTTGGAGGCGACCAGGAAAAGCTTTACGGATTGCTCAACTCCGTGATTCGGAGGAACACGATTCTCACCGCGCGGACAAGTTTGCTTCCCCCGGCTGAGAAACCAAACTGGGTTCCCTCCGCAAAAATCGTGATGACTTTTGTCAACAACTTTCGCGGAATTCCCCCCTACTCGGCCGAGAAGGATCGCCAGAAGCAAACGGCGATGATCATAGCAAACCTCAAAAGCCAGTCGGCGTTGATGGAAAGTCTGAAAACGCTCGCGCTCGCCGCTGCCTCCGCAGGAATGGAAGAGGAAGAAGAAGAAGAGTAGTTTCGATCCGGCGCTATGCTAGTTTAGGTGGCGCCCTTTCTTTGGTCTAAAACTTTACTTTTTAGTCAAGTTTAATTGCAAAAAGAAAGGGACAGATTGCGAGTCTGTCCTCTCTTAGACTACCATCCAATAAGCTCAAGGCGAAATGTAGGAAAGCGCAGTGCAAAGACAATGGCGGCCGCTAGAGCCTCTTTTCTGCGATTGTACCACGCGAAGGAGATGCCATCCGGGGAGATTATCTTGACGCCATAACGGCGAGGATATTTTTGATTGAGAGTCAACATCTGAGAGTTCCTCCATTTCCAGTCTACTCTTTTACTTGTACAGATTTTATAGGATCTTTCCGGTGCACTATTTAAGGAGTTCAAATGCTTAAGATATTAAGACTCAAAGATATTAAGATCTTGGAATATTAAACCCTTGGAGTATTAAGATTTTAAGATCTTAAGTCTTTAATATTTTAATATATTAAGACCTTGATATCTTAAACTATTAAGTTCTTTAGCCTTTGAGAGTTTGAAAGATTAAGAGTAGAATATCTTAAACTATTAAGAGTTTAATATCCGAAAAGGTTACCCGGACTCCCCAAAAAGGACCGTTACTTTATAATTATTACTATAGTCCTTCTAAATATATATCTTTACTTATTTGACAATAGAGACTTTTCGGGCCTAATAGGAGAAAAACGTGAAAAAACTACTTTGCTTTGCTTGTCTACTTTTAGTCGGTTGCTCCCCGGCCGACCAACTTCGTTCGCTCCGAATCGCGGCGGTCGCCGTTTCGAGGGCCAAGGGCGCGATTGTTTTTGTGGAAGATACCGCCTTGCGCGGCCGACTTACAGTTTATTTGGATTCAAGTTCTAAGGCTCTAGCAGAAGCTGCTACTTATCTTGAAAGTGGAACCATCACGAAACTCCAAATTGCAACTATTGTCAACAATCTGACTTCGAATATTTTCCCCGCGCTACCGGATTCAGTTCCGCGGAACGTCAAGATAATCTTGCTCTCGGCTAATGCAGCCACCACTGTGTTTCTGGCCAGTCTCTATCAACTAGAAACTACTTCTATTTCCCTTACCAAGACAGATCGTAAATTGTTGGCAGAGACTAAGAGTATCCTGGAAGGTAAGTAGTTATGCTAATTAAGACAAATTCCAAAAAAGAAACTGCGAGCGATTATTATGGTGCGGATAATGTGCGAAATTATCGCTATGGTTTCTTTCTCATGAATCGCAGAGGAACTGTCAGCAGATTCTGTTGCGAGAAATGTGCTTTTGGCTCGGGGAAGCACGCCGATTTCTGTAACCTTTCCATCGAGCCTAAACAACTTTCTCTTGAGATTACGGATATTCCTCTTGAAGTTAATGATAAAATGCAACTTCGTTCTCATGAGTAGACTCGTCTAACCTACTGGAAACAAAGGAGAAAAACACTTGCATTGTCGGCCACCCTAAGGTATACTCAATCGAGAGCAAGTGTACAGCGAAATTTTAACTGCCGTTAGTACATCTGGTTTGCTTACAGCAGTTTTCTACTCTGGAATTCTTTCACATCGCGTTAGGAGAATCCGGGTAGACTTGGAAGATCACAAGTGGGATACGCGCGAGCGGTGCAAGTTTAATCATGCGAACGATAAAGAAGTCCTCCAAACACTTGCAAAGCTTGTTACTCAAGTTGAAACTGTTATCGTCGAGCAAAGGGAACTTCGATCCAGATTTGACCAAGCGATTAAGGCGTCGTTTGGAAAAGTCTCCTATTAAAAATGGCAATACTTAAACCAATTTCGGCTGTTCTGACCCAAGCGGGTGTAATAAAGCAACAGGAAAATACTTCTCGCGTCTCTGAGATTCTGAATGATCAAGGTCTCACTTTGGAAGCGGCCGCAGAATCCCTTCGAGAACTTACTGGATCTCCCGAAAGTTCTGTACGATTAAAATCGGTTGAGATGGCCTTCAAACTTCATGGCGCCCTGAAAGAAGCTGAAAATCCTTCCGTACCTGTGATTAACTTTACTCTTCAAGGGGATAACAATAGACTTTTGACAATTCTAACTCCGCGAACATAAGGACTACTATGTCAGAGAAACCGCAAATGCCTATCGATTCTGTTCCCCGAGAGCTTGTTAAAGATATAGTTCCAGGTGAGAAGATTTGGACTTTGTATTACCGGTACGGAGCCGTTCCCCATCTCCACAAGAATTTTCGTTACACCGGAACTATGTTAGAAGCTATAAATCGTTCTCGGGAACATTGTATTCGGATGGGATATACTTTCATCTGCGTTCGGCCCTTTCTAGTGGATCTTGAGATTCAGGAAGCTAAACGAGCCGAAAATCAGGACTAGGAGACCTTAATGAAGAAATGGTATGCAATTCCTCTACAGTTACTTCTGTGGGGAACGACTTTAATTTCACCCTGGGTAAAGATTATTCCCCCGGATATAAACAAGTGGCTAGAACCGGCATTAGCCACGATATCTATTATGGTAACCAAGAAAGCATCTGAGAGTAACCCTGATGGAACGCCAGCGGAAACTCCTTTCATCAATCCGAAAGTGCGATTGCGGTAACTGTCGCCTTTGCGCGCGTGAGAGGCAGTATGAGAAGTACAAGCGAACTCGCAATCGGAAACAATGGCTCGCTGAATTCGCTCATAATCTTTATATCTCCGAACTTAATTATCGTAGTTGGTTAGTAAGAATGAACCGGCATCGTAAACTCATAGGTTCGACGATTTAAAGGCAATCCTTTCGGATTATTGTTTAAGGTGAGATCAATGAAACCAACCATAGGAAGAATTGTACATTTTGTTCAAGAGAAACCGATTGCATTTCAGCCTCGGGACGGTACGCAAGTAGTGGTTCATCTTCCTGCCATCATAACCGCAGTATGGGGAGACACTTGTGTAAATCTACTAGTATTTACTGATGGAACCAATTCGGATTATCCTGACGTATCTTCTGTAAAATGGGTCACATCGGCAATATTGGATGAGAGCGAAAATCCGAAGATTCGTACGTGGCATTGGTCGGAAAGAGAATAAGGAGAAACCATGGACTTTCCATTGACGTCACTTCAGAAATTTCCTGTGTACCAGTCTCGAGAAGATTATGAACTCAGCACCGGAAAATCTTGTCCAGCCTATGATGAATCTGTTCCTGTTCAGCGTTGGCTAGATCCAGATGCTATCAATGTTAAGGAGCGTTTTATTACGTATCCTTACACTTTACAGATACTTCGTGAACCGGGCAGCAACAAGAAGATCTTCGCTATAGTTCCCCTAGTAGCCTTGACTACAGAATGTCGCCGCGTGAACATTCCTGTAACGAATCCACCTGCCGGAACACAACCCTCCGGATTCCCAGAAACTCCTTGCCCCCTGTCCCGTGGACTTTTAGCAAATGAGATTCTTGTGGATGCAACAGGATTAATGATGGGCGGAGTTGCCGTTCACGATATTAATTCTGGGCCAAGTGCCTATACGATGACTGATCACGATATGATTGTAGCCATATATAAGCAAGTTGTTTCCGACCCAGTGAATCAAAGGTCAGAATCTTAGGGGGTGCTATGATCCGAAAAACATCCTCGGGCTTCAAGGTGATTAGTCACAAGGGAAAGAATCTAAGTGCGCCGAATCTTACCTTAGGCGAGGCAAAACTTCGTCTTCACCAGATTGAGTACTTTAAGCACAAGACGCGAAAGAAATAATGGACTTCAAGATTCAATTTAAGAATCCGCAACAAGAAGAATTCTTCTTCTTAAAACAGAGGAACCAGTGTTTCTCGGGTGGATTTAACAATGGTAAGACTTTCGATGCCTGTCTTAAGGTGTTCTTTTTAATCTCGAAGTTCCGAAAGTATCGTGTTCTGGTAGCGCGGCAATATGCGAAAGATCTCCGCGAAACCACCATGAAGACTTTCTTTAAGATATGTCCCGAAGAATACATAGAATCGCACAACCGTCAAGAGGGAATTACCACCTTCAAGAATGGTTCTGAAATTCTTTGGATGCACCTTGACGAATGTGACGAACAATCCCTCCGCGGACTTGAGATCAATTCTGCTCTAGTGGATCAAGGAGAGGAGATTAGTGAATCTATTTACCTAATTCTTGATTCTCGTATTGGCCGCTGGGATCAAGCAATAGTTCCGCCTGAACTTCTGACCCCCGCGTGGCCATTAACCCCCCTAGGAAAGCCAAAAGTTCCCACTTACATGATGATACTGTGTAACCCAGATACAATGTATCATTGGATCTATCGTCGTTATCATCCGGATTCCTTAGAGCGGTTAAACAATCATATTATGGTCCAAGGAGCCACAGATCCTAATCTAGGCGATCCAGAAACCATCAAGCAAATGTTGACTCGTGATCCCTCTTGGATTAAAAAGTATTATAATGGCGAGTGGGGAGTATCCGAGTCACAGATTCACATAATTAATTCTGATTCTCTCTTAGATTATTCTCCCTCTTTACTTGAGTTAATCCAATCTAAAGCCACTTTATTTCGTGTCCTCGACCATGGAGAATCTGCTCCCACTTGTTGTCTTTGGATAGCCGTGTTAAATAGTTCCTATATAGTATATCGAGAATACTATATGCCTAACTCATTGATTTCCTGCCATCGTAAATACATCACTGAACTTTCTAAGGACGAAGAGTACTTCGCTAACTATGCTGATCCGTCTATCTTTAAGCAAACCTCCAAAACTTTAGGTGGAACCTGGAAAGTATCTGACGAGTACTTTACTTCTGATCTCGATGCTCCTCCACTTTACTGGATTCCCGCGGACAATAATGAAATAGCTACCCGCAATCGTATCAATGAACTTCTTACGCCTAACAGCAATCGGAAGCATCCATTTACCGACACGACGCCCGCGCCTGGGATTTATTTCATAAAAAGATCCCGAGAATATCCAAATGGATGCTTCTACGCCATCAAAGAAACTCAGAGTCAGCAGCGTGTCAAGATCGGAAATGTAAACGGTCTCGATGTTTATAGCGACGAGCGCGAGAAATCTATCTCCGATCATGCCTATGATTGTGTGCGCTACTTTATTTCAATGCACGGCACAGCGAAACAAGTTCCAAAGAGGACTCCTCCTCGTCGTTCTTTCGCTTTCTATAATCGAATAAGACAGAAAATTAAACACGAGGAGCCACTCTATGCCTGAAGAAGAATCTCTTTGGTCCAGTCGGATTAAGATGGCTAATCGAGAATATGATGAGTGGGAATCCTTATTTAAATGCGCCATTTTAGAGAAATATTACGAAGGATTTCAGTGGAAGAATGCAGAGGCGGCCGAAACTCCTTATACTGTGAACTTCTTCTCCTCCACCATAAAAGAGAAGATAGCCGCCCACTTATTTGCCAAACCGCAATTTAAGATTACACCGAAGCCGGGGTTCTCGGATTATGATCTAGGCGCCGCGATTCAATCCGCTCAATTAAAGGAGGATACTCTAAATACCATAATTTCAGACGACAATAATAATTTTGAGGAGGAGATTGAGTTAGCTTATATTGATTCCTTCTTCCGCTTTGCAGTCCTTGAAGTAGGCTATGCTGCTGATTTCGTGATAAATCCAAATGCGGGCCGTCCCCTTTTGCGATCTTGGAAGAAGTCGAACGTAACCGAGTCCGAGGATAGGGTCTTGAAACATCCGGACGAACTTCCTCAAAACGAGAGAATCTTCTTTAAACGAATTCCACCTGAGCGCTTTAGAGTAGGTGGTATTGATTCCTCTTACCTTAATCACTGTGATTGGTTTGGCTATTGGGACTATATCTATCGAACGGATCTATTCTCTCTAAGGGGTCTTAAGAACACAGATAAAATTGATCAAACCTTTCCTGGTTACTCTGGGATTGGCAGCAATAAACCTGAAGATCAAGCAGATAAGATCTGGCATATTTGGTCGACTCGCGAGAAGAAGCGCTTTCTTTTTCTCGATAATAATATGATCGAGTTGTGGTCTCAGTCATTTTCTCGAATTCCCATGTTTATCTATCGACCGGATCGTAGAACTAAGGGATTCTATCCGATTCCCGTTGCATTCTCTTGGGTTTCTCCCCAGAATGAAATCAACGATGCGCGTCAACAACTTAGAAATCACCGAAAGCGCTTCAATAGAAAGTTTCAGGCGCTTGAGGGAATGATTGATGATCTTGAAATTGACAAATTCGAGAATGGTCCGGATGGGGCTGTAATTAAAGTTAAACAGCGGGATGCTTTAACCGCTATTGAAACAGCTAGCCTTGGACAAGAGAGTGATAAGTCAGTTCTTATTGCCAAGGATGATTTTAATGTAGTTTCTGGCACTAGTACAGAAATGCGGGGTGTGGCCGATAGGATGACTGCGACTCAGAGTAAGTTCATCGAGGGTCATTCTAATCGTAGAGAATCTAAGGAAGATTCTTCAGTATCCAAGTGGATTTGTCGCGTTGGGAGGGAAGTCCTGTTGATTGCGCGTGAGCAATTTACTGAAGGCATGTGGATACGGCTAAATACAGATCCTTCTGAGGAATTTCTTTCTGAGATCCAGGATCAAAAAGGAGTTTATAACTTTGTAACCACTGAAGATCTCGATGACGGAGTAGATTTTAAAGTTGATGTGGATATTACTAGTATGGCGCCGGATCGATTCGATCAAGAGAAGGCTCATTTTGTTGAGTTTCTTTCTATTGTAGCCAGTTTCCCCGCAATTTCACTTTCTCCGATGCTTATTCGAGAGGCTGCATACCGTTGTAATTACCGTAATGAACGTATTATTAAAGAAATGCAGAAATCTGCCATGTTAGTTTTAATGGGTAAGGTAAATGAAGCTCAGAACTCAAACGCCGAAGGACAAATTGCGCAAACTCGGGTTGCTCAAATGCGACCGGGAACTCAAGAACAAGTTCAGAATCAGATTGATCAGCAATTGATAACTCAATAAAGGATAACGCCATGGAACCGAATACTTCAGAGAGTAAAGAAGAACAGAAAGAATCTCTTAAGGAAGAAAAAGAAGAGAAAGAAACTACGGAAGAAGAATCCTCTGAATCTGAAGAAACTGAAGAAGAGGAAGAATCGGAAGAAGAGGATCTTTCGGCCGAGGATACGGCAAGAGCCAAGGCTATTTTTAGGTCCTTGAAAGATCCGAATCTAGCACCCTCGATTATTACTGCGATGGCGAAGGAAGCCGGTATTCTTGGCGATCATACTAAAGATGTTGCTAAATCCATTCAGGATAAAGTCTCCGAACGACTTGGTTCTGAATATGCCTTCTTAGCTCCAAAACTCATTCCAGCCATTCAGGTCCTCGTAGATGAGGAAATGAAGAAGGTTGATGCTAAATTGGAGCAAGCACAAATGAAGCAAGTTGAGCGTGAAATTGACGACGCTCTCGAAAATATCAACCGGATTACCAAAGGTGACGCTAAAAAATACCATCAAAAGATGGCGAAGTTGCTCGAAGAAATGCCTCCTAGTGGGAAAGTCCCGATCGGGAAGCATTTGATGCGTCTTTACACGATTGCGAAACAAGATGAAGCCCGAGTAAGCAATAAGATTGAGAAAGCAAAACGCGCTCAATCTAATGCTAACGATCTTGGTTCCCGTGCTTCAGCCGCTGGGGGTCTTTCTGGAACTGCGCGAACTGGCGGAAAGATCTCACTTGACCAAGCAATAGAACTGGCCATGGATAAACTGGAGAAAAAATAATGGGAACGTATGGAGATTCTTCGGCACCCTCATACAACACCACTTACTTCGATAGTGTTTTCTCGCTCTCGGTTGAGAACTTTCAGAGAGAACTTATCGATGCTATTGGGGCATCTAATTCATTTTTGCATAAGATGCGCCAGAGTGACTTTTACGAGAGTGTCCCCGGCGGCGAATTTGCTTCTGCTCCGCTGATGTATGCTTTGGCTGAGGCTGATTCCTACGAAGGGTATGATGAGCTTTCGACTCTGCCTACGGATGGAATCACAAAAGCGTTGTATGATTGGCGACAAATTTCTGCGCCTATTGCGTATAATCTGAAAGAGGTGATTCAGAATCGCAATGGGATAAAAGATTTGGTCAAAGCTCGTATCCTGCAATGTGAACTTGGCCTAGAGGAGTATTTTTCAAGTAGCCTTTTCCGTGGTAATGGAGATGGCTACTTGTCTACTCCTAAAACTTCAACTCGAAATGGTTCATTGGGTCCCGAGCCATTTGGTAAACTGATTGCGGATGACCCAACAGCAACTGCAACTGTAGGAAATATTCCGCAACAGACTTACACCTGGTGGCAGAATTACACAGCTGATTCTACAGCTACAAAGTATTATCAACTGCTGTTTGAGTTGGATCACGGATATAATACTTGTAGCCTCGGAACTGGTGGCCCTCCCGATTTGATGCCTTTGGATCAAACCTCCTACGAATTGGTTGTGCACGCGCTATATACTAAGTATCAGCAAGTCGGAAGTAACAATGAATTTCCGTTTGAGAATACTAAGTTTAAGCGCGCGTTGCTGGTAATGGAGGACAAGGTTCCTGATTATTACAGCAACCTTACGAGTACAGCTACTTACGGAACTGTTCTGTTCATCAACACAAAATTCTTCCGCGTGAAGTATATCAATGACCGCAACTTTGTCATGCTTACCGATGAAAACGGAAAAGTCTTCCAGAAACCCATCGGAGGCGATTCGCGTGTTGGCAACATGGCTTGGATGGGTCAAGTCTGTTGCAATAACCGCAGGAAACAAGGAGTTCTGGCTAAGATTGCAAGAACTCTGACCGTTACTTAAGATCCTCTTAAGAGACGAATTAAGAGAAAATGGGAGATAAACCATGAGATTCAAGCAGGTCGGAAACAAGAATGATATTCTTTCCGTTGTGGTCAAAAGTGCGGAAACGACATCTACAATTGCAGCCGGAAATCCTGTTGCACTTGTGATGAATGGAACTAACGATGGACTTGCTGTTGTATTACCTGCAACAGCTACCGCTGCAAAGGCACATTCGCTTGCATTTGGTGTGGCGCACAATCCAATTTCACCTGCCGCTTACGGAGAGACGCAGGTTTGGGGATTCTGCCAGCGGGCGAAGTATTCTCGCATTCGAACGCGCGCAAATTCAACGACGGCATATGCTTCAACTGCCGCGGTTGCTGTTGGTGATATTCTGAACATTGACACTGTTCAAAATGGATTTCAACCTGCCGGTGCACAAGCTGTAACAGCGTATCTTCCTGCTGCTGTTGTAGCTGAAACCTTAGCCTCTCTCGATTCTGTAGCCACGAGTGATATTTCCTTGTCTACAGCTACTGTGAGCTATTCCACTGGGTTCATGAAAGTATTTCTCCGTATGATGTAAGGAGAAACTAAGGGGGACCGGATTTTCCTC